AGGTCACGGACGAGTTTGAACAGGTCGCGCAGTTGGTTGGGGGGCAGGCTGGTTCTCAGGCTGCTTCTTCGCAGGACGCTATGGCGCGTCTTGCGCAGGTTGCCAATATGGCTTCTGCGGAGCGTGCTGCTGCACCGGATCAGTTGGCGGCGGAATCCAAGTTGGCTTTGGGCGATGAGGCTTTCCAGATGTTGCAGGGGTTGGGTCAGGAAGAAACGCAGCGCCTCTTGTCGGAGTCGATGCGTCAGGAAGAGTTCAATACGCAACGTGATGAGGCGATGATTGGGGCGTTGCTTGGCGACATGGGTCGCCGCGAGGACTTCCTTACCCGTGAGGCAGAGCGCCTACAGGGGCAGGCTTTCCAGTCGGATGAGCAGGCGATGCAGAGGTTGTGGCAGGGCCAGCAGGCTGGGGCGCAGCGTGACTGGCAGTCGGATGAGCGTGTAGCGGGCCAGACTTGGCAGGGCGATCAGGCTGCCGATCAGCGCACATGGCAGGGTCAGCAAGCCGTTGATGATCGCACTTGGCGAGGCGGACAGGCCACGGATCAGCGGACTTGGCAGGGTGAGCAGGCTGTTGATGAGCGTGAGTGGCGTGCAGGCGAATCATTGTTGGATCGGTCTATGCGGATTAGTGAAGCGCAGTTGGGTCGGGATCTTCAGCGCGATCAGATCGCTGAGAGCGGACGCCAGCGTGGTTTGGATCGGAAGGCTCAGTCAGATGAGGCGCGGAAGGCTGGAGTGCGTTCCACGCAGGCGGCGACAACAAACTTTGAGCGTCAGCAGTTGCAAATCTTTGAAGCGAACACTGAACAGGATCGAATCAGGCTTGCTAATAGTGCGGCAGAGAGTGCGGCTGCTACAGCGGTGGCGGCTGGTTCTGCTGAGGCTGCCAGTTTCTTTATGGGCATAGATGGTCCTGAAGGCGCAGCACTATGGGATGCGTTGCCAGAGGCAGCGAAGACCCAGATGTATAAGGACAAGATTGCTGATGAGGACACGCAGGGTGCCCGTTGGAATGCGGGTTCTTATGCCAACATGGTTGGCAAGTATGGCGAGAATAACAGTAGCCATATTCTTCATGCTGAACACATGGTTGGGATGGATGAAGCCGCACGCGCGGGCTATCTGGAAAACTTGCAGACTGAAAGTCTGATGTCGGGTGCGGCAATGGATGCGGACGACATTGGTCGAATCGAATTGTTCTTTGCGGAGATTGATGCTGCGAATAAGGCGGTGCAGGCAGCGAATCGGATAACGGCAGATGAGATTGCTCGTGAACAGAACAAGGATCGTGTTGCCCCGAATTTCACTCCTGAAGAAATACAGCGGATGGTGGCGAACGCCGCACCACCGCCGGGAGCGATAGGCACAGGGGCAACGGGCACAGCCGCAGCACCTCAGACAACGCTTTCGCCGGGAACTCTTGGTCCGCTGGACGAAGGCTATTTCGGCTGGCTTGGTGAGGCAACCGGTTGGACCCGCGACCAGTTATTGCGCGCCGCAGCGGCCAGATCGCCATACGCCTAGTAATGTGGTTACCACCAACCCCGAATCCCGACGAGTCGCATACGATGCTCTTGCTGGAGTAACAGACACCAGCAATCTTCCCAAGCAGAAGATCATACGACCCACGGTTGCTATGCGACCGACGGTCGCTGCCGCACCGGATACGTCACCGGCTCCCCTCCAGTCTTCAGGTATCGGCACGCCGCGTGAGCGCCTTGCCAACATCCTCAATGTAGACCAGAGCGCATTGGGGCGTGTCACCCCCGGTGTGGTGGGACGGCCCGTTTCGGAGTCAACACAGCGTTGGGCCGCACAATCCCATATCGCTAATACCGCTCCGTGGTACATGAAGACTCTGACTTCAGGGCCTGTAGGCGGCTTCCTTAACGCTATTCAGAAGCCTTTGTCTTTCACTACGTCTGCTTTGAAGGAAACGATTGACGTATTCACTGGCGAAGACGCCAGTTGGAGTGACTTCAAACAGCAGTACAACGACAACTACACGTATGGTCGATTGCTGCATGACTACGATTTGTTGCAGGATCGTGATAGTGGGTGGCAGAAGTTTGCTGCTGCCGCTATTGGGTTTACTGGTGATGTTCTTTTCGATCCGCTTTCCTATTTGGGGTTGGTTGGTAAGGGGATTGGTTTCGGGGCGAAACTCACTACGAAGGCTGCGGGAAACATCACCCGTGAGGTGGCCCGCAAGACTGTAATGAATAGGTTGCGTGATCTTGGCGGGGACGCCATGACCACTATTGGGAAGAGCATGAAGCAGGGTGATTGGCACGCTTTGGCCGATGACCTTGCACAAGGTGCTGCTGCCGGAGGCAAGAAGGGCACCGTTAAGAGCGGCTTGGTGGATCTTGGCGATAAGGGTTGGGAGTTGTCTGTCAGGGCAGGCGACGGTGTTCCCGCGCAGAAGATCATTCTTTCCAATGCGGAAGTAAACGATTTGGAACGGTTGGGGGATCTGATCGGGAAGGCACAGCAGAAGGGGGCTACTGCTGTTGCCGGAGATGATCTCCGGTTCGCTGCCAAGATGATGGCCGACAGTGGTCTGGACAGAAACATGCGTCATGGCGCAGACGAATTCTTTGACGAATTGGGCAAAGGTATTCGTGAGCAGGTAGCGGAATCCGGGTTGGACGAATCCGTCGAAACCACAATTAAAAAATGGGCTGGCCGTCAGGTCGTGGATGCGGACGCCTACAAGGCGCGGTTGAGTAGTCGCAATACTTACGCTACGCCATCGCAGCGCCGCAACATTGGCTGGCTGTCACCTGAAGATGCAGCGAACATGAAGTTGGGTTTCGGTTTGAAGGTGCCGGGAACTGGGCCTATCGGTAGAAAACTGGGGATCTCCACGAGGATAGATGATCTCAGCCGGAAGGTTTTCGGGAAGGGACTTGACTCTCCGCACGGCTTGAGGCTGCTTAGTTCTGAAGCGCCCATCATTGGCAAGATGGTTACAGGTATCCCGCAGGGTATTCGTAATGGCATCTTGGCTCAGGCAGCGAAGGCTGCCGGTGCCAAGACCATCCCGAAGGCTCTCAGGCGTGGCGGTTTGTTCCGTTTGGCTGGGAAACCTTTCGGTAAGGAAGGCAAGATGTCGGGCAAGTTGGCCGACTTGAAAGCCGTCATCAGAGAATCTGATGACGGCGTTCTAATCCAGCAGGGAAAGCGTGTCATTCACGCTCTGTCTCGTGGCAAGAATGTGGGCCGCAGTCTCAAGGTTCAGATGTCGGCTCGTGTACGCGCCTATATAGACGAAGTGGATGCTGCCGCTACGAACAATCCTGCGGTGTCTAGAAAAACTGTTTATAGCGCTTTGGGTGGGAGCCAAGCCGAGATAGATGCGATTGAGGCTGTTGCTCCGGGTCTGCTTGATGGTGGCCGGGGGATGATGGATGACTTGAGGGATCTCGCCAACACGACCAGCGGTCGTGATGGCGGGTTCTTGGGTCGGGTCGATAACCATGTGCCGCGTACGTTGACTGGTGAGGCGCGCGACAAGGTGAGACAGGCTTTGGTCAACAGGGGGCGCAACACCCCTCGTTTCCGAAACAACATGGCTGAACCGAAAGGTTCAGAAATCGGGCGTAAATACATCACGAAGCAAGACTTTGAGCGCCGCGTGGTGGATTACCAGAAAAAGAATCCTTCGGTATCGAAGAAAAATGCGGAGGCATTTGTTCGCTCTGGTGATGGTGACGGCGCTTTCGATTCCATCCAGACTGATTTCTGGGGAACGGAACTATTAGAACCAAAGACTCCGACAGGCACTATTGATCCTAAGACCGGTCAGGAAATACTCGCAGGTTCTGTTGAGGACCAGATCGCTGACATCCTTGTCGCTTCTGGTGCCGACTACATGCTGTTCACGGATGACCTACAGGTTGCCTTGGATGGGTACATCAATCAGGTTTCGCACAGAGCGGGTGAAGTTTTCAGCGAGAACCTCTTGTTCAACGAGGGGGTGTTGCAGTCCACGATTGCCCAATATGTGAAGTTGCCGGATGCTGCTGCGGTGAAGACGGCGCGTGACATTCAGAAGGCCCGTGATGGGTTGCTTCGGGCGACCGCTGATTTGCAGAATGCGATTCGGGATGAGGCTGATCCTGCTATCAATTTGGCGAGGAACCGTCAGCAGCAGGACAAGTTAAAGCAGATCATTAAGCAGAAGAGTGATGAACTTGACCGCTTGAATGTTCATCAAGACGATCTTCTGCAACGGCATGTGGAAGCATCGGATCGTTTCGCAGCGAATCGCATGGAGATGCGCAAGGTCAGCGATGAGTTGTCGCAGTTGGAAGCAGAGATTGCTACCACCCCTGCTGGTCCCCGACTGGTGGAACTTGAGAAGCAGCGTATTCGTTTGAATGGCGCTTTGGCTGGGGTTGTCAATGACGCTCCGACGTTGCGGTTCGCATATGACACTTTGACTTCAGGCACCGTTCAGGTTATGAAACTTGAGCGATCTATTAGCAGGATTTTTGGTACACCTGAAGCGTTTGAAGCGTTCATCAGCAACGATTTGTTGCGTGGCATGAATGTAAGCGACATTGATGCGAGCCTGAGAGAAATGGCGGACGCGGGGAATCTGCCAGATTCTATTGTCGAACTACCTACGGGCAAGTGGGCTTTCCAAACCCCTGAGGGCAAGCCTCTTGAGATGGAAAAACTGTTTATGGATCTCAATGAGGTTCTAGGGCAGACGGATCGGGATGGCATTGGCCTGTGGGTTGGTGTTGAAGCCGAGTTGAATGTTTTGGACCACTTGGCAAACGATGCAGCAAAGATTGATTTCGCTTTAACCCGGATGCGTAAAGACATTGACGAGATGACTGGCGTCATCAACGAATACGCCGAGGTGGCGCCTGAGATTCTTGCACCTAATGGTGGGGGTGTGCTGCCCACACCTGATGAGGTGGTGGCAGCACAGCAGGTGATCCTAGATGCGACTGATGGTGCCATTTCTGACGCTGCCGTGATGAGTGACCCGGCAGTTCGTGAGGCGTTGCAAACCTATTATGCGGGATCAAGTCTGCCTGCGTCGCAGTTGATTGAGGGTGGGGCTGACCTTGATGGCCTGTTGAAGCAGATCCGTTCCACGTTGGAAGACAGCGTTGACGGAATCAACAAAAACTTGGTATACATCCAAGAGGCTGCTGAAGCAGCAGGGCAGCCAGTCCGTTTGCGGGTTGTCAGTGACGATGGCACGGAACGCATGTTGACTGTTGCTGATTATGTGCAGTTGGAACACCAGTACAGGGCGATGGAACTTTATCGTTCAACGATGAGTTCGCCTATCGCCAACAAGCGACCCGGCATTGAAGACATTCTTTCTGGGGAACCGGTAACCGGGAGGTTGGGCAGCAACGAAGGCGGTTCCTTTGAGTACAACGGAAGAAAGTATTACGCTAAACGCTACGACGATATGACTGCTGGTGGTGATCCGATGCCTCCGGGTACTGGGAGGGATCGGATCACGGGCGAAGTCTTGGGTAACGCTTTGTACCGGGAGTTGAACATTGGTGCCCCCGATTCGTATGCGTCACGTCATGCGGATGGTTCGCTGTGGCACATTTCGCCGTGGATAGAGGGTATTGAAACTGTTGCAGAATCTGGCTTGGACCCACGCACGGCTTTGATAGCGGTTGACCCGACTACCGGAATCAAACGCCTGATTGGTCCTGATGGTGTTCGTCCGGGCGAGGTAACAGAGTCGGTTGCCAGCGCTCTTACGCGCGGGATGGCAGCCGACATACTGTTGGCTAATTGGGATGTTGTCGGTACGGGGTTTGACAATATTGGTGTTAGTGCTTTCGATGGTTTGGTTCGCATAGATCAGGGTTCGTCGTTCTTTCATCGCGCTCAGGGTGGCGCGAAGAGTGATCTGGGTTGGGTTCCTGAAGCGATGTCTGACATCAGTCGTGAGGGTGGGATGTTGGATCCAGCCCAGAATGCGTGGTATGCGCCTTTAGCGAATGCTGGTGTGGCTGAAGAAGACTTTGTTGCAACGATGGCGAATCAAGTGGAACAGATTTTGGATATGCGCTTACAGGCGGGGGGGATGGAGGCGTGGGTTCGCCGGATGATGCCTACCCCGTTGGAGGCGCAGGATGATCTGCAACCGTTTGTGGATTTCCTTGAGAAGCGGTTGGAGGTTTTGGCTGACCAATTCAGTCTGCCGTTTATCGCGGCGGATAGCCCGGACATGGTGAAGGCGGCGTTGGCTCAGCGCGGTTTCTCGCGGGAAGTTATTGAACGGGCTGCTGAGGCTGGAACAACGATGAACTTGTTTCATTTCACATCCAATGATCCACCCTTATCGTTGACTTCTTCATACGGGAATAGGGGGCACGGGTGGTTTGATACAACATTTTTGAATTCGACTCCGGGCAATATGTATTACAAGGCGTCTGGAACGCAGTATGGGTACAATTTGTTGCTGGATTTGCCTGAGGGTGCAAACAGCATCAAGGTTTATGGGCTTGCTCATGGGGCAAGTGAGGCTGTTGCGGCTCAGGTGGCTATTGATATTTCGCAGGCCAGTAGCCCCGATGAGGTTGGGAAACTTGTGGCCGATGCTCTGCATGGGGGTGGTGGACGGAGCGGTGTTTGGCAGAACAGCGGGGGTGCTGGCAACGCACAAGGTGATTTCTATTTGGATCAGTTCTCTCGTGTCTTTGAATCGAACCCGCAGTTGGTACGACAGGTACGTCAGGTCATGGAGGCGTGGGCCGCAAGGGGCGACTCCGTGAGCGACGAGGTGGTGCAAGTATTGGAAGCACTCCGGTATGCAGATGAACTAGGGGATGTCCGCGTACCTACTGACATCAGCAATTGGACTACGGAAGCAGCGAATTCTTCTCTGGTTGTTGAGAAGATTGCCAATTCTTCTTACAGGGAGCGTACCGAATTCGCGATGTGGGCTTTTCGGAAGAGAAACACTGTCGCTATAGCGGTTGATCCCGTGGGAGGGATCCCGCACCTCCCGCCACGGGATCTGTCAGAAGAGTTCGCCCATTACCTTTGGACCCATGACCCGGATATCAACCCCGCCATAGATGCCATGCGGCTGCCCATCAATGACCACATAAACTTTGGTGCGGTCATAAACGCTGCGTTCACTGGTGAGGGCGAGCACATCGTAACCCCGTGGCTGGTGGACTTCGCTGATGAGAGCGAGGTGGCGAGAGGTGCCTTTGGCTGGGAGGGGATGTTGGAATCTCCGGCGACGGCAGGTCGCGGAGGAGGCCACAAGCAGATAAGGCCGGGAACCGGCGGTGGAGGCAAACAGGAAACTCTGCGTCGGTGGTACCTGACACAGTTCAATCAGGAGTTTCAGAATTCGCTATCAGCCGATGGGTATTCCGCTGCGTATTGGGTGAGCGGTGGACCTAACTCCCCTGACGCAGTGAACGTTCCGGGGGCTGGCGGGTTGAGCACCTTTGGTCGGACGCAGTTCCCCAATTTCATGGCTACAAACCCGGCGGCTCTGAGGTCGATGGATGTGTCGATGACGCACCGCAACATTTCCCGCTTGACCGGCAACGAGGTCGTGGACGGAAAGTTGGTGCCAACGAAGGAAGCCATAACGGAAGCAGACCTCACCGCAAAGTTGAGTGACAATCTGGAAATCGAATACGAACAACTCGCAAAGAATCTGGCCGAACAGGAGTCGATGATATCGACTCCGTATGATGCGGTGGAGGTGCCGAAGGCACCGTGGGCCACTGTCAAAAATGATAAGACACATCCTTTCTGGGATCCAGACGCCCTGATGGAGGACATGGCGCAAGACATGACCGATCAGGGAGCATCGGTTGATGATGTCAACGATTTCCTTGAAGATATGTACATCAATAATTGGGACGTTGACCAATACGAAATGGAAGTAGCCCAGTGGATGAAAGATCAGGGTGGAGCCGATCCGCTTGATCCGACCACGCGGCTGACTGCCAGCACGCAGGCTAAAGAGGGTGAGACTTTATTTGTTGAGCCAGCCGCATTCTTTGAATGGTTCCAAGAAGTATCCGCATCACCCAAAACGGTCATAGGAAATCAGCCGTTACCGGATGTTCTGCAACAGTTGGTTGAACGTCGCGCCGTGCTGGTTGCAGACCAGCAACTAGCGGCTAAGACTTACAGGGAAACTCAAGGTCTGGTACTTTCTGAGATAGAACTCAAGGCGGCCAGAGAAGCGATTGAACTTTCAACACCACCTGATTCATGGGTTGCCGATCTGGCGGACACCGAAAGGTGGCTCGTTAAGAGCGGCATGGATGAGAAGCAGCGTCAGATAGATGAGGCTCTGGACCTGCTGGATCGTTTGGGTGCCCCGGTGAACACACCGTTGGAGGATCTACCGGACGATTTGATTGAGTTGCGGTTGGCTGTAGGCGCTCTCATTGAGGGTGATAACGCCATGCTGAACCTTGCGTTGGATGAGTTCCAACGCGGCGCTGAGGGCTGGACTGATCTCATATCGAAGTTGCCTGAACAGAAATTGGGCGATCTTCACAAGGTGCCCCAAGCGGAGGAAATGATTGAAGACATTTTCCTTTCGGGCATGAAAGAGTTTGGTCGCCTACAGGGCAATGACACGTTGGTTGAGTCGATGCTTGCGACTGAAATGTTTGCCGCTAGGGGTGGTGCTGCGGGGTTCTTAAGCAAGTACGACAAGTTGCACAATCTGTTGCGTGCTTACATGATTGCGAAGCCGGGTTTCCACGGGCGCAACTTCCTCTCTGGTGCGTTTATGAATCATCTCGCTGGCATGGATTGGTCCAGTTATCGCAAGTTCATGCGTGCGTATTGGAAGTATCAGGAGGAGGAGGCTGTTACTGCGGGGTTGACGAAGAAGGCTGCGCGGATGCGTAAGGCGATGCGTGGCCGGATGATTAACCCAGAGAATGTGAGTCGTGCGGATGTAGAGATTATTAGGGAGTTGGCGCGGACTGGCAGTTTGGGTTCTGCTTCTGGTCAGGTTGCTTCTGAGTTTGTGGAGTCTTCTGGTCGTGGGATCTTGGCTCGTCGTCTTGCGCCGAACGCCAACGTCCGCATCGGAGGGAAGGAAGTCAACATAGTTGACGCCATCAACCCGATGAATACACGCAACGCTCCATTGCGTTTGTCTAAGAATTTCGGTATGGCGACTGAGACTTTCTTGCGTGGGTCGCTTGGCTTTGACACGTTGAAGAAGGGCGGCACCGCCAGCGAAGCGTTCGACAACATTATGAAGTTCCATTTCGATTACGACGATCTGTCGGACTTTGAACGAAACGTTGTGAAGCGGGTGGTTCCGTTCTATACGTGGACTCGTAAGAACATGCCTTTGATGATGGAGCAATTCGCGCGTCAGCCAGAGGTGTTCAACCGTTATGTGAGTTTGAAGAAGGAAGTTGAACTCATGTCGGAAGACGATGAGGGGGGTGTCGTCCCGCGTTGGATGCAACGTCAGGGTGCCATTCGTTTGCCGTGGAAGTACGAGGGTGAGAACATGATGATCTTGCCTGACATGCCGTTCAAGGCTCCGCTTGAACTGCTTGATCCCATGCTTGCTTTCGATAAAGACCTTGGGATTATGGAGCGTGCGGAGATTGCGTTGGGAACCTTTGGTACACAGTTGACACCGATCATTAAGGCGCCTTATGAGTGGAAGGCGAAGCAGAATCTTTGGAAGGGTTACAGTTTTGATGGTCGCCCGGAGCCTGTGCCGACTGCGTATGCGATGATTCCCGGTTTGATGCAGGGTTTACGGGTGCTTGGTATCGCTTCAAAGAATTACGAGGACGAGTGGGTGATGCCAGACCATGCGTTGCATGGCATGGCACAGTTGCTGCCTACGTTCACGGATTACCGACGGCTGTTCCCTGATGAAGAGAAGTATCAGCAGCGCGCTGTAAGCAATTGGATTTCTTGGTTTGCTGGTATCGGGTTGCGAACGAACACGAAGTGGGAGCAGCAGCAGGAGATGCGTTCTCGCGGCTATGACCTGCGGGAAGAGCGGGCGCAAGAGCGGGCGTTGAGAAGGTCGCATTTGTAGCGAGGGACAAAGTATCCTTAGGGTATGAGGTACGTCGCCCGCACCGATTGGGGTGCGATAGATACAGGGAAGCGTCTGAAGCCCTTCAGGCGTCGTGTGCAGGGGATCATCGTCCATCACACCACGGGGCCGTCACACGGCCCGTGGGAGCGTGTGAGGGGACATGACAGGTATCATGTGCATACCAAGGGATGGGATTCCATCGCGTACAACTGGCTTGTGTCAGGTGAAACGGGTGAAATCTTTGAAGGTCGCGGGTGGAAGAGGGGTGCAGCCACGCGCGGTTGGAACTCTAAAAGCATCTCCGTTGCATACATCGGAGATTCCGATGATGGGCTAACGGATCGCGGTAAAGATAGTATCTTGACCGCCGTCGGGGCAATCAGGGAAAAGCATGGCGATCACCTATGGGTGCGATGTCATAAAGATTTCTCATCTACGACTTGCCCCGGCGAAACTCTGACCAAATGGATAGAAGCCGGAATGGCTACCGGCCAACCCCATACGAATAAGGTTGTCGATTGGGCCGGGATCCTTCGATATCTTACGGAGACAGGTTTGCAATACGTAATAAGTAAACCAATCAAGCGAGGCTCTACGGGAAAGTGGGTTTCGATTACGCAACAGAAACTGAATGATCGCATTGACGCCGGATTGAAAGTGGATGGTATTTACGGTAAGCAATCTGCGAGCGCATGTAAACGATTTCAGTCACAGTTCGCTATGAAAGTCAACGGGATCGTTGACGCAGACACATGGAAGGTGTTGTGGGTAGCATGATGGACATTATGGAACGCTCCGGTTGGACGTTCGTTCAGGCTTTTCTAGCCGTATTCGTAATCGGAGATCAGGGAACTTTGAAGGTGGCGGTGATTGCCGGGGTGGCAGCCGCCCTTTCCGTCCTGAAGGGATACGCAAAGGAACGTATCGGCTGATGTCGGGGGAGCCTGTAGACGGAGCGTTTGCCAAATGGCACGACGAGTACGGCTACATCGCTACCGAAATCTATAAAGAGATTCGGAAGACTTCGCACCTGTTGGACATCACTGACGGGAATCACGCTAAGTGGAATGAAAGCGATCTAGGTGTTCTGATCGTTCTTCCTTACGAACGCGCTATGGCGTTCGCTGCGGAAAATATCGTCGGGAACTTTGACGAAAGCCCGTTGCACAGTTACGTGTTCTCAACCATGACTCACCTGATTATGGGAAGCATGGATGCGTTGGATGAGTTGGATGAGTTGGATCAGGACTGATTCCCTGTTAATGGCAGGTGCCAGATCCCGTACTCCCACATCATTCCGATGATGGAATAACCCACTAGATCCACGAACGAATCCGCTAAGGATTCGTTACTGGGTGCGTCTGTCTGATCCACTAGATTCTCTATGCGGGCGATCTTGTCGTGCATCCGCACCAAGATTCCGTCGCGCCCAAACCGGTTGATGTTCTCGTAGCCATAGTCGTTCTGCTTGCGTCCCAGTAACGGGAGTATGGACTCTGCCGTTAGCGAGGGGGCAGCGCCCGTCGTGTAGGCGGCAAGCATTGTTGTACTCGCAAGACTCCTGAACCATTCCCAAGCGGGTCCGTCATCGGACCCGTACCACTGTTCGGTCAGCCCGTCATATTCTTCACGCAAACTGGTCAACCAGTTTGCTGAACCACCCCAAGACGGATGGGATCGCATAGATTCAAGCCGCAACTTGTGTTCCTTATCTATTTGCCAAGCACAAAGACCGGCAGCGCTTTCCCAAGTCTTCGGCTGGATGACTGGCACTTCATTCTCCATGCAAATACCTCCTGATTACTGGCTCATTTGCCAAATATGTTTTCAATTTGTCCAACACAATGTCGCGTTTTCTTGCAACGGTTGTCTTCGGCATTCCTAATACAAACTCAACTTGACGCAGGCTCATCTTCTCAAAAAGCAGCGCGTTAAGAAGCCATTGTTCCCAATCTTCCAAATGATTTAGTGCGTTTAACACTATTTCTTGGAGTTCAACCTGCTCGTCTTTAGACGTAAGCGGTTCATCAGGACCGGCTTGTTGCAACGCCTCCATCGGTGTTGCAGGTAATCGGCCTTGGCTTCCGTAACGCTGAGAAAGAGAAACTAACGCTATCGGGTCGAAGGAATACTCACGTCTTGCCATCGGTACTAGTGTAAGTCATGGCAGCGTGCAGATGTTCTTCAGCGATTACGCGGGTGTCCTCGCTGTAACCCGAAGGCTCACCCTTTTCCCACGCTTCGTCATGGTCAATCCAACCCAAGATTTCAACTGCCCGAAACTCCGGGGCTACGGGTTTGACCACGAACAAAGTCAACCCCTTGCCCAACTGACGTTCCCGCACGGCGGCATTAGTGCTTGTTCTCACCCGGCGTACTTCGATGTCGCGCCCGACATCAGGGATGTGTCTGTAGTCCTTGTGTACGGACTGGTGCCACACATGGCCCGACCAGTATTGGTTGGTGATCTTTGCTACCGCTAACTCTCCGACACAGGCTGCGACCTGCGCCGTTCGATCATCTTCCATGCGTTTCTTGTCGTAGTAGGGGGCATCCCTTTTCCCCCAGTTTTCAATGTACCTTCGGGCGCCTACATGGGAAGCCCATTCGTATTCCCACGTTTCCAATTCGACAAGCATCATTCTTTGACCGCTTCCAGTCGCATCACAAACCGGTCGTTCGGGATTATTCCCGCACGTTGGCACCCATCCAGACACAGTTTGACGTAGTTGTCCAGATCGCCACGCAAGGGAGTCTGCCATTCTTTCAAGGAGCGGACAGTGATGTACGTTGCTTCTTTGCAAAACGTCATCTCCACCGATACAGGGCCGTCAAAGACTGGCGGATTCTCTCCCGCAGCAGCGATGTAAGATTTCTCAGCCAGAACGGTTTCTTTAGGCGTATACACGCGCCCCTTGCGCGACATTCGGGGACGACCCTTGGGCTGTGGTCTTCCGGGTACGACGAATGAGAACTCATCTGACGCTCGCTCGTCGGCTTGCGTCTTGGACGAGCCTTTCGATTTGGCGGTCACAGTCATGCCTGCCTGTGAACTTGGGTCCGTCTTGCCACCATTGCCCCAATCGCGTATCTAAGTCTTTCGTCCATGACAGAACGTCCCCTTGAGAGTAACCCGATTCGACCATCGAACGAGCGAACCTGTTGAGAAAGCCGTGCCGACCACGGCCAGCACCGGTACCACGATAGTACGGGACGGGACCGTTCTCGTACATCTCCGCTGATAGCCCACGCAAACGTGTGCCATCCACGTTCATCAAGGGTTCCTTGCTGTAGTCCCGCTTAGGTGGCAGGTCAGGATAAACGGGTTCCGGTTCCTGATACAGGGCGGCAGCCGCCTCCAACGTGGCTGTAGGCGTTCGTCCTTGTTCTGCGAGAATGATGAAGTCGAATAGATCCAACCATTCCTCATCGGTTTCGCTGTCGCTGCTGCTATCCACGACAACCTGCCGATGCTCAGGACGTTTCCCACCATACGGTAAGCGCATGTAGTTGCCGGGTGGACCCTTAAGAGAATCCTGTTTCGGATAAACAGCGTCGTAAGGGATGTCGGCAAGATCAAGCGCAGCCTTCATAGCGCGGCGCATGGTCGATGCCTTCACCCAGTCCTTGTTGAATATCCAAACGTGATAACCCTTGCTACGCGAGCGTTCCAACCAGCATTGAATATCCAATGCACGCAAAACATTCTGGACACTCCTTGCGTAGATCAGTGAGTCATCGCCTTCGTCTATGTCGATGGAACCCCATCGGCACATCCAAAGGTCTGGCTCCATCTCCACGTAGTAGCGGTTGTCGTCAACATCTTCACGCCACGTATCGGAACCACCACGCTCATACCGGGGGTCATAAACCATCGGATAGATACCGATCATCTCTTCACCCGTGAGGTGCTTCTCTAGCAACGCATCGTCAACGTCTGCCCACCGGCAGCCGCCAACGTCCGTTCCATAAGCGAGATTGAACCCGATGAACAGGTTCCTTATCTGCGAGGAGGGGAGTATCTCACTCATCTAAGATCATCTGCTCCCATACAATTCCCGGTTCCAATAGTCTTCCGCTTGCGTGGATGGTCAGGTTGACTTCCGCTTTCTCTCCGTCACCAGACTTATTCTTCCACAAGCCAGCGCTGATTTCGTTTTCATAGACTTTGCGCTCTGCTTCCTCCATGTTGGTGTCATCCCACCGCCGCCACGTTTCGATCAGGAAGTGGCTCTCACTCGTGGATGCGTATCGTCCCGCCTCAATCCCGCCAGCCCGACCACGGTTCCCTGAACCCCGACCGGACTGATGCAAGATCACACCTATGACACGCCAATCCGATACCAACTGCTTGAACGATTCGATTTTGGCTTGCACGCTGGCTGCATCGCCAGCGCCACCACCCCGAATCAACTCCAAGTAGTCGTACACCAGCACCTCGGGGCGCTGCCCATCCCACAATTCAACTGAAGCAATGCGCATGGCCTTGTCGATATCATCGACACTCATGCCCGTAGATTCAAAGTGCAGGTTCGTTTCGTCACGCATCAGTTGTTCGACACGTTCCCAAGCGGTTGGGTCTTCCCTGATTAGGCGTCCAATCCAATCCTTCTGGTCGATTTCCATACGGATGGCTGCGTATCGGCCCCAAAACATTGTTTCGGTTTCGTCTGGACTCACCCACAGAGTGCGGTGGTTGCGGTTACGAGCCACCATGTTCAAAGCCAGCAGCGTTTTGCCTGTATGCGAGCGACCGATAACGGTCACCAACTGACCAGCGCGTGCTCCACCCAAGGTGGCTTCATCAAACACCCGCACACCGAAAGACCATTCGCTACCGGAACGCAGGTCATGGCGCATACGCCTGACTTGCTCACGCTTCGGTGTGAATAGTCTTTGCAGGTCTGCTGCGGATATTCCCTCTATTTCTGCTGGAGGTTGCGAGGGCACCGGGGTCGGGGCATCCGTAGATGCCCCTTCCCCGATCCGTGCGTTGGCGACTCTCGTCAACGCTTCCTCCAGACTGAGTTCCTCAGCCACCGGCCTTAGCCAACCAGCCCTGCGGGTCCACAGGATCGGGGCGGTCGCCCCAGTTGAAGGAAGTGTTCTTCACCAGAGCAGCGAAGTACCCACTCTTGCTCGCTAGGGGATGGTTACCCTCACCCTGATTCAAGACGGGGGTACCGTCAGCAGCCACGCTAACGCCCTTCTTGATTTTGAAATCACCAAGCCCACACTTGCCGTTCTTGGTAACCGGGATGTCCTTGTTCTGCAATGCTTCAGCCCAATAGTCGGCGGGGAACTGGCGTGTGCCACTCCCGAACAACTGCCGGATCGCCTGATTACACAGGAACATGGAATCCTTGCCAGCGAATGCAACGCCAGCATTCTTTTCCGCTTGCCAAATTGCCAGCACCTGACCGTACTCTTCGTCGGCCACATACTTTGATGCACCGCTGTATGCGGGGGCATTTACCTGTGCTGCTCCGGGGAACGCAGCGGTCACGACGGCGGTCAACTCAGGGACTGCGCTAGCAGACACATCCTGACCGGGCGCTATCGCTATCACAGGTCCACCTTCCAGATTCACGAGAGAATCTTTCAGGTTGGGTAGTTCCTTCGCTAACGCCCGTGCATTCTCTATTGCCATCGTGACGGCTACACCGTCGGGTTCGTTGCCAATCTCTGCAACAGCGAGTTCAACCGCCGCTTTGAGAATGACCTGTGCTTCTATACTCGCCCGCTCTAGCGGACTCATTGGCGTCCAAGCCATATCAAGTGCCTCCTAATGTTGCACCTTTACACCGTGCGAAATTTTCGCACCATTTATTAGAACACCACCAACCGTTATCGCCCAACGGGAATGGACCCGTCTGGGTTTCCAACAGTCGGCAGAGTGCCAACACCTTTATACGCAACCAGTCGAAGTGCGACTGGTCACGCACTAGATCCATGCGGCCTACACCCTTCGGGTGCATGACTGCATATGAAAAGTTTGGGATGCCCATCGCATAGCAGTACGCAATGGATTGCACATCCCAGCGTTCATACTGCCAAGCATCCCTGCTGTAATCACGACCGGGAAACTTCCAATCCCACAGCCGGTCCTCTTCCACGAGGTCGATAGTGCCTGTCATGCGGACAACACGTTCGCTGTCTTCGATCAGCGGCACATCGAAGGTGTGTTCAACCATCAGGGGTTGTACCTGCGGGAACACTTCCCCATGCCAGTTGGCTAACTTCTCCAGCCCCGCCGCATACGCAGTCTCAGGGTTGTAGTTGTTCCACACCTGAATGGTTGGGACTGTCTCTTCCCAATAGTCTTCAAACGCATCGTTCATGTCCTGAAGGGACATCTCTGCGATGCCATCCAAGCGTGAGTTCAACGCATCTTCAGCGACGGCGTGGCATACGGTCCCCAGCGATGAAGCATCCTTAATGCTTTCGCTTACAAGTCCGAAGACATCGTTACGCCATCGTTCCAGACACATATCTGAAGTCTTGATGGATGACTGTCGAACCCACGTATGGATCCATCGCCCTTCGGCATCTCTGTGTAGCGGATATTTCTGCATTGGCCTCCCTTTAGCGTCCTAAGTACCAACCCCTCTCCCCCTAAAGGGGGGAGGGGTTGTACTAAGTACCTGTTCCCAGCCTAGTCGTCGTCGTTGTCCGGTTCCGACTCCTGCTCGTTGCAGTCTTGCAACTCAGGTTCCAGTTCCGTGACTTTCTTTACGGTCACGTTACGGGCACGTAACAGTTCGTCACGAGTGAACGTGTGGTCATACCCCTGCGGAGTTAGAACCATCATCCTGCTCCTTCTTCTGCGAGTAACGCTTCCTTCGTCCACCGTTCACTGTCATCAATCAACGCCTTAAGGTCTGCTTTGGAATCCAACATGGCTGGTGTGATCTTGGCTCCATCAGCAGGCAGAACAGTTTGCTTTGTTTTCCTCATGCTGCGTCTTCCTCTAGTTCTTGTATGCGCTTTCTTAACGCCTCAGGATCGTTCCATAAGCGGTCGTGCCTCATCGTTCTGATGCGTCCGGCGGTGTTGCTGGCGAGGGTTTCGGCTCCGAGATGAGCCGGGTTGATGCACTGTTTGATCTCACACCGATGGTCTACAACGAGGAGTTCGTCCAACGGGTGGTCATTGAGGACTGAGTAGACGATGCGGTGGACACGCTGCTGTCGTCCGTACCAATGAACCTGCGGATAGACGCTGCCTGATTTGGTCTGTTGGAGGTTGCCGGTCATGGCGCGCTGCCAGACGAGACAATCACCTTCTGGGCCTCCGGGCTTCACGAACGGGGTTGGAACGCCTCGGAACATCTTGACGTTGGTTGGGTCCAGCCAGTAGGCGACCCGTTCCTTATCTGGGAGCCGGACATCGTAACCGCGTCGCAGACGAGGGTCATAGCCCCCCGTGAGTCGGTGACAGGATTTGCAGTCGTTGCACCGGTATGTCTTGTTCATCCGGTTTGACCATCGCATCACCGTGCCGCCACAACCCGGCGTCAGGCAGGGGACTTCCTCCTTCACCACCGGAGGCCGGGTGGGTAAGCGGTATCGGAGTATTGGGAACTCGTCAAGACGACCGGCGTCCCTCATCCGCATGTAGCAACGGCGGTGAAGCCCACGGTATCCGTGCGGCTGGGCGCCGGTCCACGGGCCGTCGCAGAGCAGGCACCTGTCCGGTGACGGTTTCATAGCCATGAGTTGTCCACCATGTCAGGTCGCGGTGCCCAATCGTAATACATGGTCTGCCACACATCCCCCAAGGCACGGAGTTGAGCAACATCCATCCCGGCCTTGCCACACGCACTCTTAAAGTTCGGGTACGTCAACCCCTCATAGGCATACTGCTCTAGGTACTTAGCCCAGTCAGTACGCAACGCTGCAATCCGATACGGGTAGTCCCGATACGGGGTCACGATAATGTTCTCGTTTGTGTAACGATGATCGTGCTCTTCGCCCACTTGGACCGAAACGTTGAGGAAGTCGATGAGTTTCTCCAACGATCCACTATCGCGTGTCCGTATAAGCACTACTGAATGATCGTCCGATGTGCAGACAACCGAATAAAAACCGTGAGTTGTAAATACCCACATAGCGTCACCTCCATGACGTAGAACGCATGGGACGGGGACTGCCGGAACGCGCTAACGCTCCTGTCCTGTTCCCCGCCCCATACGCGAATGTTTAGTTAGCGTGCGTTGTTTACGCAGACGCACCCCTGCGGGCAACCGGAGTGGGAGGGCAACCGGTCGCCTGTCCTCCCCATCCTATGTACTAGAAAGGCTCTTCCGCTAGGACGAGACTCATCAGGTACTGTTCCGCAGCATCAGCAATCGGCGTCTTCCCATCCAACGCCTTCGTAAGTGATCGCTGCTGTGCCTTCTCAGTTGTCTTGAACCCGGTGTTGATCCGGTGCTGCTCCGCTGCTTGCATAGCGTTGTATGCGTTCCACATCGTGGAGTCCGCATAGTTGGCAATCTCATCACGCCAACTCGCATTGCAGGCAGCCCGCTTACTCACCCAAGCACCCATCGTCTTGTGATGAGCATCAGGTTCAGGTACCGGCAACAGTTGCTCCAGCATCTGCATGAACATGAAGTCTGTGAACTCCTGATCCTGCAAGGTCTGAGCCATCTGCTTCAATGCCTGCCCCTGAGCCATCGACATCTCCACCACGCTGGCCTTCATGGTCAGCAACTGGTCGTGATTCTTCGTGGCACGCACACCGATCAACTGACCGGAATGCCCAAGCATGTTCTCGCAGGAGATTCGACGGGTGATCGGAATGATCTCCGTCTTCCACGTCCCGTTCAACGACATACGAGTGTAAATGTACGGCTGAATCAGGTCACCCCCGCCAAGGTCGAACGGCTTGTCAAGCACCTGCTCAACTACCACCCGCTCACCATTGCCGTAGACACTGATGCTTTCGCAAGAGTTCGGGAACATCGAATCAAGCGTGTCTAGGACATGCTTGTATCCATCACGGGTTGGGTAACGCCCGCTCATGTTGCCGACTACACCATGCGTATCACTACGCAGAATGTACTGGTCGCTGGGTTCTCCCCGATAAGTACCCGACTGGTAGGTCGGGATGACATGCTCACCCGTGACCGGATGGACATACCCTGATGGGGCGTAGTCAACGTCGAAGTCGGCACCTGTCAGGTTTGCCATGCCTCGCACGCTGTCACTCACGAAGCCCACCGTGTCATCAACACGGAAGTCAACGATCCCCGAATCATCCTCTCGTGGAACGGGAATCATCGCATCGACTACAGCCTGTGCGTGTGGTTCAATCTGTTCCCGCAACCGCTGAATCCAGTTGTTCTCATGTCCGCTTGTGTTATCTGTTGTGCTTCTCATGCACATTTCCTCCTGTGTTTGTATTATCTCTTTCGGATGTGACAGACCGGAGTGCCTGCAACCAGTCACGGTAGGATTTCGTTCTGCGCCTACGTCTGCGCTGAACTATCTCCATGACCGCGACGGTCGCAACCACCCCGGCAATGAACCAAGGTGCGGTCCCGAACCAGTCGGTCCACACGATGGCGGATTGGTCAGCCAGCATTACGGTCATCTACCGATGAGGCTCGCTCACCTAGCACGAACAAGGCATCCAAGATCGTGCTGACCTTGCGCTCCAGATCGGCTAAACGCTTCTGAACCTGTAGGGCTTCATCAACCACCCCACGCTCGGCGGCGTACCTGACTGCCTTCTCAAACTGCTCGCCAGTTCCGCAAGACTCTCCACCACGCTCCTTGATGCGGATGTAATCAAGGAGCAGCGAAGCGATGCCCTCATCCAGAGCCTCACTTATCCCGCTGGAATCCTGACTGTCGATGGCCTCCGCCACGAACTCGTCAACCTGATACTCAACGGCACCCCACGCATCCTCGTTGATCTGATCCGTTACCCGTTCATAGATACTGTCTTCAATGTTCGCCAGTATCTCCGCATAATCCAACTCAACGTCTACGCTGAACTCGTTTACCGTTACTTCATGGCTCATTGCTCACACCTCCCGTGTGTATGGTTTGGTTCGGCCAGTTGGCCTCACCCTTTCTCTCTCTCAAAAAGAGAGAGAGAGAAAGGGTGGATCTCATGCGTAAGGGTTCCGATGCCGTTCGGCCTCAGCGTCTGCCCTGTATGCGTCACGTTCCTTCGTGAGTTCTGACCACTCATCGAAGTCCTCATGCACCCAGTCGGGTGCCTGCTTCGGGTCACTCATTGGGATCCCAAGCCTGCAAGACCTTCAGGTCATCGCCCTCAATCGCAAAGGCATACTCCTGTGAAGGCGTGTACTCTTCGTCCTCTTCGGACGGATCCCAGATGAACTCGCACTCCACCGACAGGTAACTACCGAAGTCATGCGGGTTCGACTTGATGTACAAGCGTGCACCCTGTGGCTCCGACCCGTAGTGATTACGGATCTGTTCGATAAACCGCCGACACTCCTTGCCTGCGTTCACCCGGTACATGTCTGTACCAACCTGTGCACAAGTCTCATCCCAAGGGGACTCACCTATGTACAACGAATCTTTGATTAGTGTTGCCATGTCTGCACCTCCCGTGCATTGGTTTCTGATTTCATTACCTCATCATCTCTCTCTCTCAAAAAGAGAGAGAGAGAGATGATGGATCTCATGCGAAATGCTTTGTTCCGTGACTGATTTCGCTTCGCCCAACTTCGCAGTCACCGTTGCCCAGTGGACCAGCAACACAATGCACTAGGAAGTCTTCGATTAGTTCCTCCAACGCCTGCCAATCAACGGTTTCTTCCCCGTCAAGAGCAGAGTCAAACGCCGGGGAAGGACCATCAATAGGCATGACACGGCCAACATGCCGGAACGTTTT